GCTTATTCCACTTTAGTGGGTCAAAGACCCTCCACCTCTTAAAAGAGGAAAAGGAAGCTAAAGTTAATTAGCTCCAAGCTCCCAAATCGTGCCAGTTAGCGACGAAAAGGGAGCCTATCGTATGTTCGACCTTACCACGGAGCGGCAACCTGTTGCCGTCCTCGCCTGGGTGACTAACCCCGGCAGTGATAAGACTGCGATCTGTCGTTTCCCAACGAACAGGCCGCGGCATTATGACTCGTGTCATAAAACCCTCCCAACCTCCAGGAGCCGGTGTAGGTCTGGCCTCGTCGAAGTCGCGAATTAACGCGACGTCGCCATAGCCATCACTCACCGAGAACTTTCGGTAGAAGCGAGGAATCATAGAGACCGAGAAGTCGTAAGCTGGCTTGAGACGTGAGTCCAAACCCGAATACTCATTCCAAGTGTTCGCCAGTCTTTTCAGACTATTGGCTATCTTGATCCAAGCGAGGGGAGAATCAGGTATCTCTTTGAGATACACAGGTCGAACAAGGCTCCCCCTTAGATAGTCCTTACCGCAGGATTCCCGGAAGGGACCACTGCTAAAAGACTTCTTAGGGTTTACGGTAAAACCCGCCCAGGCTAGCAGCTCGGAGACTCGATCATAGCACCCTGAAGGTACTATGAGGTCATCCCCATAAGCTGTGACCCAGAACGGATTAAAACCATCAAGTTGAGCCACCGAGAGACAAAGAGCATAAAAGATCATGCTCTCAAGCTCAAAGGTAAACCCATTTCCCATACTCGAAAACTTGTGGTAAGGCCTCCAGGCCCCATCCACTTGCCCGAATTGAGATCTGAGTCTATCGAGAGCTTCGAACCAAGTGACTGGAAGTAGCTCGAACACGGTACGCCAGGATAGCGTATCGCTCGCGCGTTCTAAGTCAATTGTCGACAGAGAATCGTCTAGAGAGCCCAAGCACGCAAGTCGTTGGTTAACTTCCTGCGTGTTAAGGTCGACCCCAGCTGACTTCAGACGATCCCGAAGGATCGATCCCATAGCCAACTGGAAGTAGATATTAACGTTGGGCTCAACAGCGATTCCGCGATCTGTCGTCGAGTCTTTCGGAACGAACGTCACGCGATTACCTGGGATTATCACTGGCAGAGGGGTAACCCATGCCGGATAATCGATTCCCGTGATTAAACAGGACCAGGAGGGTAACCCAGCGATGAGCTGGGCCCCCGTGCGCGCAAAGGCGGGAGTAACTTCGGGCTTAGCACCGAATTTTTGTGACGCGTGAAGACGTAGCCCTTTGGCCGACGACGTCACCCCAGGACCAAATCTACCTTTCGATAGGAGATCCCGCCAATCAAACTTATCACCCAGCCACGATAGAATTAGCTTTTGAGCCCCACGGATGTAGGGACCCAGAGCCAGGGATTCGTACCCTGCTATCGAGTCCGCGCGAATGCGCTGATTGGTTAGACGACACTCCTCTTCTGACTGATGGTAGCGACGCATTGCTTCTTCCCTCGGATTGCCCCAGTCGAAACCAGGGTATTTCTTAAGGAAGTCGTAACTTAGTCTCTCCCACCGGTAGTCGGGAAGCGAGTCTAAAGGCAAGCGACCGCTCGCGAGCGGCCCTGAGAATATCCCTTGCGGGACTCCCAAAAGTTGAGAGAGTCTCTCAACAGCGCTTGCAGTCTCTGCCCGGTTCAGACGGGGGATATTTAGCACCCCCTTTGAGAACTTGGTCCTCATCTGCTATGCTCCTTAGAGTGGTTTAGTAGTAACGCTAGCTTCGGAGAAGCTAGGCATTGGGTCCCACTTGTACTGCTGACGGAGCCATTCGATCTTTTTAGGATCGGTGACCTCATCAACGAGCACAGGTGGGGCGGTCTCCTCAAGGGAGATTCCCCAGTCGCCGCACTTCGAGATGAAAGCGAAATTACTTTCCACTATCGCAACGTCCAACGAAAAGTACGTCGTAGCGAAGAATCCGACCGTAAGGCCTGATTTATCGATATCGAGATACCTTCTGTTGGATCCCCGAATGATTCCATAAAGGACCCATTCGCATGAAGCGATATCGCGAACCACGTCGTCGTGGACCTCATTCCAGTCACTCGCCTCCCGGCCAGTAGCCTCTTTTGGCAAATGTCCCCTTTCGGTGACGAATGCTTCGAGAGAAAACACGGCGTTAAGAGGAAAGTGACCAAACTCGGACCATTCGGTCGTGTTCAGCCGTATCAGAACCACTGGGTAGTTCAAGTTCATGTCATTTACCTTTGGTAAGTGTGTGGGATAATGCCGACTCCAAAAGTGCTGGCGGTAGGGCTTGAGGCCCCACCACCAAATCACTTAAGTCGTCGGCTCAAGGTCAACAACGGCGCTAGTGACGATCGCCAGTGCCAACCCGTTGCGGTGAATCGCCAGCTGGTCTTTCCGCGAATCAGCCGTGCTTCGCTCGGGAACCGAGAACGAAGTTTGGCTAATCGGCTTGTACGACACAGTCGGCGCAGGAGCAATGCCCGAGACAGTACTGTTGGTGACATTTTCGAGCACCGGAGTTTCCGTCTTGAACACGACCCTGTAGTTCGTTTCGCCCTTCGTCGGTTCCTTGAAAGACAATGATGCCTTCCAGAACCCGACAGCAGCGGCTTGCGAACGGTCAACCCATGAGGCAAGGATGCCTTTCAGGGAGTCAGACCATCCCGCACCATTCGTGTAGAAGGTGTGGGCAACAGGGGTAGATTGGCCATCGTTGATGGTCAGATTGGCTTGAGAGCCCATGCAATCTCCTTAGGAGGGTGTAATGCTGATTAAATCAGCGGTGGCTTTCTAGGGTGCTTTTCCCCGAAGAAAGTTTGGGTTAAGAGAGCAATGCCGGAAGTGACACGCTCAATCCCGAGTTGCGGTTTGAAGGTCGGAAACTCGCTGTAAGGCCAGTTTCCTAGGACCTCTCGGATCTTTTCGTCAAGTTTTACCGTGACGCCTAGACCCTTGAGCCTCAGATCAAACGCGGGAGATAAAGAGCCTCTCGTCGCGCTCATCACTGAAACCGCATTCCCGGTACGCCTTCGAGAGAACGTACCGGTTACAAACTTGAAACCTCGAGCATACTCCTGTTGCTGCAACCAGTTCCCCACAGGGAGGAACCAGTCGATAACAAAGGAGTACGGTAAGAGTTCCCAAGCAAGTAAGGCAGGGTTAGTTAGCCCTGTCGAAGCCATCGCCTGAAGCAACGGCTCATCCTCCAGTACTCTGAGGGTGTACCTGCTATTTTCGCTGTAACTGTGATTCGATTTCAGGTGCCATGCGGCCCCTCCAGAGAGGCCAAACGAACCTGATTGCGTTTCCCAGTTGTAACGAACCTCATTTGAGGTAGCGCTTCCGGTGATCTCTAAGGGTTTCTTGAGGTAGTAAGCGTTAGCTAACGCCTCGCAAGACCCATAGATGTCGGATAGCAACGGCCTCCAGCCGTATTGGTACTCAAGCCAGTAGTTGGATAAGTTCTTGGAACTAGCCTTAATATCCTGCAGGTTCGGAAGCCGAAGCTTCGAACCCTTAGGGGGATTAAGCCCTGTCCAATCACGCACCCTTCTAACGGCAAGGCCAAGATGACCGTGGCGAATGTCAAGCGCAAGTTGAGACAGTTGATGCACCTTCTTAGCGAAGAGATCAATCGTCTGTTTGCGCTCGGCCATTGCCTGTGCCAAATTGACACTCGAATTAGCAAGCTTAGCTTGCATCCGAGATAGAGCCTTGTTCTTCGAACTAAGAATTGGAAAGGGGTATTCATTCCCTAACCAAAGATTGAACGAAGTCGCAAGGTGTAACCTACAATACGCGAACCAATACTCATTGTACTGCTGGTCTGGGAGATAATTGAAACCGTATTCCCCGGGTTCTTCGTCAGCGACATACCTTCTATATGAGAAGTCATGCCAACTGGCGTAGGACTTACGTTGTCTACGGCTCATCGTCTTCCATCCCGGCGTAGTTTGAGAGAAGTAAGCGCCGGTTACGCCCTTGATCGTACATGACGAGTCACTCACAAAGGGAGCATTTACAGCGGGTTTTCTCCAGCAGAGGCCCGAGTAATTTGCCCCCGACGTGGGTGGTTTAATCATGATATTCCGATCAAGAACAGAGTCCGAGCTGTCCCCCAGGATGATTCCTGGGG